AACTCTGTGCGTTTACGCCAATGAAGAATATGTAGGTGTAGTGCAAAACAAAGACGATGCTGTTACCACCATCTATGATTTTGGTGCTGTATTAACACAAGATGCCAAGTTAGAATACTTGGAATTGGCAGCCACCTGGTGGTGGGAAAGCAATAGAAGTATACCCATAAACATATTTTTGCGTGGTGAGTGGGACAAGTTTCGCCCTACACTGCGTACATTCTCCAACAAAGATCTTGAAATTTTACACGGTCCGGCTTGCAGTTTGATGGACATTGCTCGCAAAAAAAGCAAGCGAAAATCAATCACACTTGTGCGGCGTCTTGAGTGAGCAGGTTCATGTGTAGGGCAACAAGAGCCGCATAGCTAATAGCATGGGACTTTTTGAATGTGTATCCACGCGAATCATCTCCGTTCCACACTTCGGCAAACACTTCGGTCCACGGACGATTCTGCAAGTGTGCTTTGCCCGGGCGAATAACTGAAATAAACGCTGCCATTCTGGGTATTGAATCTGGCTGCATTGATACCATTAAGTCTGTGTAGTTGCCCACATGCACTAGTTGCCTGGTCCAGGCAGTGTCGGTCCATAGTCTACTCCATGGTGGTGTTGTTGCCAACATTTCTGCATAGTGCGCAGGATCACGAATCAACTGATACACACTCATGTTCAACAGATCTATCTTGAAATATCCACGCTGTTCTGCTGACTCATAGTCTATGGCTGCACAGCCATTGGGTATGTCTCTAGGAATGTCTGTAACGTAAATGCCTGAATTGTGTTTACGCACTTGGCCTTGATGCAGTTGCCGTGCGGCAGTGTGCGGAATCAAGTTCAGCACAGCCGTTCTGTCCGGCACATCAATGTCAATGTCTGCGCTCATTTTGAGTCAGTATCACAAAGTGCAGTCACAACTTGCAGTTTTTCTCGGGCCAGATGCACTGCTGCCAAGGCATCTGCCACTGTGGGATGCTTGGCTGCCAAGGCAGCAATGCGCCATTCTTCATCACGCTTGGCTCGCGCCCAATCCAACAGGGTTTCGGCGTCTGATGAGAGTGAAATCATAGGATGTGATGAGTGAAGCTGTTGCCAGGAGTTACCATCATTAATTTCCAAACAGTTCGTGCTGGGACTCCACCGCACCATGCCTGCTCCGCTGGCACCTGGGCTGATGTATGGATTGGTAGACATGCCACCAGACACCTGAATGTATTTGCTGCCGCTAATATTTCTAATCATAATGCAATTATAGCCACAAGGCCAATATAAGTCAACTGATGTGCCATTTGATCCAAGCCCAAGTGTGCCCAGAAGCTGGGATTCTGAAGGTCTCTATTGCCCCAGTTCATCTTGGCCCAATCAATGTGATAGTGAGCCACAGCATCTATCGCTCCCATCATGATGCTGGCTGGCCAATAAGCAGGACCTACTACCAAGCCCACACAAGCTGCGGTACCAATACCCTGTTTGAGGCTGTGGCGTATGCCCAACCAATGTCCGTATTGTCCTTTGTGATTGACTTCTACCATGTTTTGATCCACAAAGTCAATGTACCAGTGCTTGATCTGCAAAAGTACAAGTGTTAAAAATATCACTGTTGCCACGTTACCATCCTGCCTTGCTCAATATATCTTTTGCGTATTCTTGATCAGCAGGATAGTTGTGAAACTTTTTCTGCCATACATCCGAGTCAATGTAAGGCCATACCATGCTGATCTGATCAGGAGTGAGTTCACTCAAGAACCGTTGCCCTGACTCTGAATTGTAAATCACCCATGGTGATATCCTGCCTGTTGTGACTGCATAGCACATGGCCGGAGTGCTGCCATATCGCAAACAGTCCTGCGGCTGTGCTGAATTCTTTTCTGCCCAGTCCATGCCAAACTCCACTGCTCGTGCCAGTGCATCCGTCACATTCTCCACAGGCAAATGCTGTATGAGATATTCTGTGTACAGTTGATCACTGGCCCACCGATCAATCTTCTTGTTGTTTTTCAACAGCCACTCAAGAAACTGTTTGGGATTGATTGTTCTTGTGCTCACACAATAGCGTCCAAACTTCACAAACGCACGATAGTAAGGAGAGTCAGCAAAGTCATCAAAGGTTTTGAGCCGGGCCGAGCCTTGACTCATCTCATAAAAGCGTATGTAGGCTTGAAAGCCCAGTTCCACACCACGCTCTGTTCGTTCCTGTCTGCGCCGTTTGGGTTCGCACACATGCACTGCCAGACTGGTTTCTCGAGCAAAGTCTTTTTTGCAGTATTGGCATTGGGTCATTGTAGTATTTTATGCTCTTGTATGTAAGATGTCAAGAACTTATTGAGCTTGTGGTGGTGACCTATAGCCGGATGTGTCATATCCGGAGGAACATATGGCGAGCCCGGAGGGTACTTTTTGGGTTCTACACCTTGGGCCGCTTGCCAAGCAGTTGCTCGCCATCGATATCCATTGACAATTTCTGAACAGCTCAACAAACTCAATCTGGGATCTGTTAGGTATTTGTGATACAAATCATCAGCCTGTTGAAACATTAGCACTCGATGTCCTCTAGATTTCAAACTGTCAATTGTGCTGAGCATGCGGAACATGAGATCTTCAGTACGATCCAAAATGCTGTACACTTCAGTTTTGAGTTTGGTGTCTACAAACTGCTCGGACTCTTTTTGGTTCCAGCCAGTTTGCCATCTGTAGGCAAACTCTTGATTTTGCGGATTTACCCATCGTCCTTCAAAATCATTTTCTGGTTCGCAGATGGGTATTTCTAATCTACTAAGGAATGTCATGCCCAACACATACAGCGTAGGAGGTGCTGTGTAACTGTGTTTGAGAGTGGTGCGCAGTATCCTGCTGTTGGCACTGCCACTGATGGCAATGCTGTTGGCTTGAGTTATACCTAACCGCTGTGCTAGATCAGTGTGTCCATTGCCCAATGCATAAGAATGGGTGTAACTGCATCCATTTACAACCAATTGCTGGATCATTTTTCATTGCCGGCAGCGCGGTTGTATGCGTCAATTTCTTTTTGTGTTGTGATTGCTGCCATAACATCTATCTCATCATCTTTATAGTGTGGATACATTGCCATTAGTGCTTTGCGTTTGGCACTAAGGCCAGCTTGTTTTTTCTTAGGAGCAATCCAAGGATGGCGTTGCGATCCTAAATCTGGACTTACACTAGTGGCCATGAGCCATTGCAGTTTTGGGTGTTTGCTTACATTGAAGAAGTGTTTGTTCAATCTTTCGTTAGTGGCAATCACATAAAACTCTTGCAATTCTCTTGAACCTTCTACTGCCGAGCCCCAGCGTATCATGAGATAGTTTGAAAACTTTTTCTTTTCTTCTGCGGTAAGGTCGTCGTAGAATGATCTGACCTTGCGGTCAAACATCTTCATCTCATTGGCAATGGTCAGTTTATCGCTCATCAGTTTTGGTCAGTTTGTAAATCATTATAGCACGTTCTAGTGCGTCTTGTAAAGTGGGATTGGTTCGAGCAGCTCGCCGAATTTCGCCCCACATCTTGTCTTCCTGGAGGTGATCAAGCAAAGGTCGGCCGTCGCTGGTTCGTTTATCGTAGGATATTTGATGTCCAGTCACAGGATCATATGCATAGCCCATTAACTTACGGTCAGCAGGATCAGCACCAAACTCTCGAGCATACACTTCGTTGCCCACACGTTCGTAAATGTATGTGGCACCCGGTTTAAGGGTGCCCATATTGGTAGCCGTATTGTAAATGTGCCCAACGTAGAAAACGCTCTAGGCCTTCACGATCGTCAGGATAACTTTCCAGATACACTCTGGCCAGTCTATTGATAATTTCAAATACTTCAGGTTCAGTGTAGGGCATTACCAGGCCTTGTTGTAGTCCACAATCTCGCAGTTACGACTGACGTCTTTGACAAAGTACACACAGTCAGGGTCCGCACCTTCACTTACAGGCACAGCCAACAGTTGACCATTCTTGAGTTTGGGTGCGTACCAGGATACCTCATGATACACATCTAGGATTTCAATGTCCGGAAAACTGGGACGAAAGCTGGTTAGTGGATTGAATTGGAATACTTTGAACCCACGGTCGTTAATTGATGTGAGTGGCAACACTTCTAGATCACCAACGTCAGGTTCACCAATCAAGATCTGCCAGTCCATGGGCATCTTTATGGTGTGCTCGCCAATGCGCAACACAAGAGCAGGAGCATTGAAGCTTTCCAAAAAGATCAAGGGTATAAAGTGATAGTCAGGCTCTGCTGGATTTGAATTGTCTAATATTGCAAAACGCATGTCATCTACTTCTTCTGGCAGGTGATCTAAATCGTAAGTGGCATTGTCTAGGGTAAGTATTCTCATGTTGTCATTTTACTTGGTCTGTGGCAATTTGTCAACGATTTTGCGATGAATATTTGCAGCCACTTGTTCTTGCGTAGCACGGTCTGTGTGGAATGGAGAATCAAATGTTGGATTGGCTCCGCCAAAGTCAACAGCCACTTTTCCAACATCTTCATCGGTAAACTTTAATGGCAGTATGCCGGCAGCTAACATTTTGTTATGCCAATATTCAAACAACCAGTTGTCTAATATTTGTTGCATGTCATAATCAAACAGTTCAGTAAGATATTGCTTTGTAGCCTGTAGTTTTTCTGGAGAGACTATTGAATGATTTTCCAAGCCCTGAGGCACTGTGCTTAATATTGGCGCATTGAGATTTCCGGCCCAGGTCTCATGTGTACTAGGCATGTGAGAATTAAAATACACAAAATTTCTTAAACCGTCATCTGGTCGAAATCCATCTTTTAGTTTGATGGTGATGCGGCTGGCCCAAGTTTTGTTGTAGACAATTACATCAGGTTGGTGTTTTACTGCTTCTTGTATCTGAAACATGATTCCTGTGTTGCTGAATCCGCCATGTGCAAAATGCAACACTTTGTAGCCATATTGATCTTCAAGTATCTGACTAAAATGTCCTCTTAGTCCTGTTTCTTTAAGATCAACTGTGCTGGCAGTACAATAGCTTTCGCCACACACCGCAACAGTTATTTTATTTTCATCCATTCTAATTTTTCTTGGGTAAAGGGATAGTTGGCTTCTTTGTAGAATTGTTTGCGTTTGGTTAGATGACGCTTGGCAAATTTACAGGTCGAAGTTATGTCCCAGATTTGAACATGCTCTTTGTCTTCGGCTTTTCTTATCCCGCGTCCAATACTTTGAATAACGCGGACAAAACTTTTCCCGGGTTCCACAAGAACCAGATTAAAAATCCTAGGGATATTAATACCCACAGCGGCAACACCATAGGTAGCCACAATAATCTTATCAGTGCTGTCCGCCACTTCGTCATATTCATCTTGTCTATCTTTTGCTTTGGTTGCGCCGGACACAAACACAGCACGTTCACCTAGGCGCTCTACCAATTGTCTACCACATTCAGTGCGATCTACCAGTACTAGGGTGTTGCCTGTTTCGTTTACATGGCGTATGAGTTCGGCCATAGCATCCAGCCTGCCCGACTCTTCCAACAAGTATTTAAGCTCGCTTTGGTAGTTGGAGTACTCCACATGATCCTGCAACTGCACAATGTTCACATGGCACTGCGCCAGCACCCCTTGCTGTTGCAGTTCATTAGCACTCAGCTTGCTGATCACAGGACCCAGACTCACCAACAGGGATTGGCTTTCAAACTTTTCTTTGGGTACAGTACCAGTTAATCCCCATCGAATTGGCACTCTTGCCATCACGCTGGTCAGCAGAGTCTTGAGTGCATCTGCTTTGGCCATGTGTACTTCGTCTACCATCACGCACACCACATCCTCAATAAAGTCCTGAATGGTTGCATTGCCTACACCTGCCTTGGTATTTTTTAGCAGTACATTCAAGCTCTGCCAAGTGCAAATGGTATGTGTGCGTCCATGTTCTTTTCTGTCGCCAAAGTAAACACCTACATCCAGGCCAAGATTAACATAGTCTTTTTCAGTTTGTGTGACCAGACTCTTGTTGGGCACAATCACAATACTTCGTCCATATGGCTCGATGCTGGCACTCAAGGCTGCTGTCATGATTGTTTTGCCTGCGCCTGTGGCCACTTCTTGGATACATTGCGGATTAGTCAAGAAATTGTTTACAATCTCTACCTGATAATCTCGCAACAAGATAGGTTGACCTTCTGCAGGATGTCCTTTGGGCCAAGTCTTGTGTGCAAAGGTTTGTTCTGTGACTTGAGCAAACTCAAATGTGGTAGAGTATTCTCTTTGATCATCCAGCTCAATGTCGTAGTTGTAGCGTTCCAGGATGGGCATGATCTCTGGCAAGAGATTGGTGTATGTTGATCCGCCCAGTTGGAAATAACTAACCTTGCCATCCCAACGACCTAGCCTTACTGCTGGCAAGTATCTTGCATAGGGCACATCATACTTGAACGCATTAACCAAGGCCTTGCGCACATCCAAGTCGATGCCCTCTAGCTTGATGTTTACTTCATCTCGAATCTGTATAGTGCATCGTTTCATTGTGTTTATTATAGAGGATTTTGTAGCTTTTTACAACTAAATCGTCAAATTCTGGACTGGGTCGTTGATGTGCGATTAGGTGCCATCGGTCCTGGTCACTGTTGTTGAATATGGTATGTAAGTTGCTAACATCCAACAGTATTGCCTGCCCAACTTTAAAAGGAACACGCCCATGGCGGTCCATTACAAAAGCACAATTATCAGGTTGGGTAATGGCAATATTTATTGGATTCAACATGCTAGTACGGGTGTCACTGTGAACAGATATCCAACCCCCTGGTGCCAGATGCATAACTCGCAATCTTTGAAAACCTGCTGTTGGCCAATGTTGGAAAAACTTAACTGTTTTTGGCATCAATTCTTTGGCTTCAGGTGTCCAGGTGTAAGAACGATCATCGTTATAGTAATCATCTTCACGTGTGGCATTATATGCTTTGCCATGTAAGCAAAAACTGCTCCATCCAGAATGCTCTGCATAGTCATCTCGATGCATAGTTAGTAAATGTTTGATATTGTTGATTTCTTGTAGAATAGTATGTGCAGGTATTTCAATGTCAAGTTGCAACCACGGCAATCTTGAATGGCATCTTATCCAATCTCCTGTTGCGTTTTCTTTGTACTCCGGTAGCTCAGGCACATGGTCAAGGAACTTATCAAATATTTTTTTACTAATTTGTTTTTTCATACTTGTCCAAGGTATCGTAATCTGTTGTGACCAGTGTGTATTTGTAATCTAATATGTTGCTCATCCATACTTGGGCGCTAGGCGGTATAGGATAATTTAAAAGATTGCCCGGTACTATGTTGATTTGGCACTGGCTGCCACTCCATGCGGTTTTAAAATCTTCAATCCCTGCTTCTGCAAGTGTATGATAAAAAACTTTGTTCACGTAGTCAACAAAAAACTGTTGTTTTTTAAAACGTAATCGATCAACCTGGGTTAGGTTGGGTTGATCTAATTCGTAATGTTTTAAGTTGTTGCGTTGTATGTAGTCCCAGACAAACTGCCCATAGTTCTGACCATTCCAGTTGTATTGTAGTTGTTTGCAGAAATCCAGTTGTGTGCGGCTGATATCAACTATATCTATTGTTTTTACTTCTGGATGACACTTGTGCAAAATCCAGCGCAACCCTGATCCTGGAGTAACAATGTGTTCAGCAGGTGTCACTGGTATAAGCTCATTGTTAAAAATCCATAACTGTGTTTCAGCCAAGTCAATATACTCCTGTAACCAAGTACGTGCTTCGCCAGGCCTGTATTCAAAATGTTTTATGTCTCTTGCAAGGTTGTTCCAATTCACAACGCCATGATAATTGTTGAGTTGACGAGCAATTAGTCCTTGGCCAAACTCATCACTTTCAAACGTTTCTATTTCATTTGTTGGCTTGATCCACACCGGTGTGTAATTGTCATGCAAGTTTGTTTTGCTACGCACAGGAACAGGCTGTTGTATAGATTTGGCATCAAAGTCGGCGACACTGAACTTTTTAAGTTCCATAAGCCAGCATTGGTCGTCTAAGTAGGCTCGACCATTTGGATGCCAAATAATATGCCCAACTAGTCCCTGGTGCGGATAATTATTGATTAAGTTACACCATTGTTCCCAGTCACCAAATACTGTACCTGGCTTGACAAACAATGCATGATCAAATCCTTGTTCAAGAGCTTGTGTAAAACCTTGCGTCCATGTGTTGCAAGTAATAATTGATTGGCGGTC